TGTATTCTTTTTCATCTATGTCTTGATAAGGTGCTTGCTGATATGTGTGTTCACTGAATGGCAAGAAGCTGATACCAGATACCTCATCAAAGTGGTCATATACCCATGAGCCTACCTGCATCCACTCATGCTCCTTCACAGAGATGGTCACACTAGGTTTGTGTTCACAAAAGTGACGCTGATAAGTAAGCCATAGTTCAAGCTGCTCAATAGCATTCATCTGTGTCCTAGTGACTGCACCTTGAGGTGACTTCATTGGGAAGCTGAATACTGTTGTGCTATCCGGCTTCATTACGTCTGCCTCTGCTGGTATACCCTGTGACATAAGGAACTGTGTGAGTGGGTCTTTGTTGTCACCACGTACAGTACGAATGTAGAATGGGTTATGCCTTGCATGAATACCAGAGGCTGCGTCAGTAAGCTGTGACACAGTACCACTAGGCTTTACACACGTAACAGCAGTAGACTGTGGGATGCCAAGTTGTTTTGCTACTGCTGCGTTAGTCTGCACTGCTGTATCCTTCAGCAACTCAAGAACTGTAGCAAGTTTATCACCTGACGTAGCTGTTAGATGATTGTCCATGATACCAGTTAATGATACACCAAGTAGTCTTTCTTCTTCTGTATTATCCTTCCATATCTTACGCAGATATTTGAAGTTAGTTAGTGTAGCTTGAAATGTGCCAAGGATAGTAGCTAGTCGTACCTTTTCCTTGAGTGTATCAGGTGTATCACTCTCACGTACAACTACCTCTGACAAATTACAGAACTGGTATGGGCGTAAGATTATCTCACTGCAGGGGTTGCAACCAAAGTCATGGTCTGTCTCACGTCTGCCATTCTTAGCTGCTTGCTTGATAGCTGACTGCCTGTTGAAGATACCACGTTCACCTGACTTACTGTCGTACAATGACAGCCACTCACGCATGAATGTACCCATCTCTGGCTTTACTTTGTATGCCACAGAGTTATTAGCCAACGCACGTTGTCCTTCATACTCCCACCACTTACCTGACTTAGCGTGAGCCATCTGGTCATCGTTAAGATTAGATAAGCTAATGAGTGCAGACCTACGTACTCCACCTACTACTACCACTTCACCAATCTTACACATGATGTCGTGACATTCAATTGGATAGAGCCTACGACCTGCCGCACCCTTAAACTTCTGTACAACAAACTCAAACAACTCAACCAAGGGTTGTGGACCTGATGCCCTGCCGCCAAATGTCTTGAGCCTAGCACCTGCAGGGCGTACATCAGATACATCCCATGCTGGTATCTGACCTATGTATAGCATAGCAATAAGTTCTTTCAGTGACTTTGCCCAGCCGGGTCTGCTATCACCAACTTTGATAATGGTATCTGTACGATGAAAGTCTTCCGCTACGGTGGGTAGCTTGTCTATACAGTGGCGTTCAACGCTAAAGCCTACCCCTGTACCACACATGAGTATATACATGGTCTCATCGAAAGCACGAGGGCTATCTACAGGCACGTATGAACAGTTATATCCACCTACATGACAACGGTCTAGGGCTGGTCCTGACGTCATCAATGCTCTCATGCTAGGCATGACACTCTGGTTGAGTACAGCCTCTTCTAACTCACCTCTCAGTGAATCAGATAGCTTATAGTTGTGACTATCACGTAAATGCCTAGCCATATAATCAAAGTATCTAGCGACAGTTTCACTCCATGTCTCCCTTCTCTGTTCATCTTCTTTCCATCGTGCGTATCGGGAAAGAGCAATAAAGTTTTGGTAGTCTGTTGGTAATTGGTTGCTTATCATTTCATTACTCCATAATAGTTCTAATTGTTCTTATGTCAGCACCGTCTACATCATAAAAGTATTCACGTATGCCATCTTCTATTTCTTCACCAACCTGCCCATCAGCAGGTACAGGATACTCTTCTTCATCTACGTCTATAGTAATAAACAGTTTAACTCTTGCCATCTGCCATCACCTCTTCACGTAGTCTTTCTAAATACCAATTAGCTTTATCTAAATCTTCCAGCGGCTTTGATTTGTAGTCAAATCTCCATAGATACTTCATTATATTGCCTTGTAAATAATATTTAAAGTTAGGTCCAAGCATAGCTTGAATAGCCGCTATACATTCAATACCCGATTGATTATAGTGTGGTGGACTGTTGACCATATCAAGCACATTACCACTATAGGCTTCTTTACCTGCTTGCTCTAGTGCATCTGACTGTGCTGCCGCCTGTTTCATATACTCCTCATGTCTAGTCATGCTGAACCTCCTGTCTTTGAATTAAAGTTTAAGTGTATAATATTACCATCATATGTTCTTTCTACACCTGCTTCTTCCTCTAATTCTATATCAATATCTATATCTTCGTCAACATAATTTATTACATATTCATGTGCTAATTCTCGTAACTCCTTGCTCTCTTGCATGAGAGGCACAGAGGCACACATCATTTTACAAAAGTGCATTAGCTGTTCATAATCCTCATCATCAACAGGGTTGTCAGGGAAAGCCATAACGGATATATCAACTTCTCCTGTCCATTTGCCATCATCATTAGCAAATGGTCTTACTCGTATAACAAAATCCTCATCATTTATATTTTCTCTAATTCTTTCTATGTCCATAGCTTTATCTCCTTTTTACCTTAGTCCCATTAAACTTAATAAACTTACTATGCTTATTCTTTCCTTTCTCTTTTAACCAATCCTCTGGTATGATTCTGTCATAGTAACGAAAACCATGTTTAATACACCAATCGGCGTAAGAAGATTTAGCACCTTTATTTAACTTACATCTACTATTAGTAAACACAAAGCGGATGTCAAGTTTAGGATGTTGTTTTTTTATTGCCTTATGCTTACGTCTATCTGCAGCAGTGAACCTGCCTTTAGTCTCAATAATAATACCGTTGTCAAGAATAAAGTCTGGAGTGTAGGTACGGTAGGCTAGGTCTTCCCATTCAATCTTTATCTCCTCATACATGAACTTGTGATTGCGTTCCTTCAGATAGATTGAAACTGTATGTTCTAGCCCACTGCGATACCCATGCTTTATTGCTGCTCTCTTAGCTTTATGCAGCAATTACATCTCCTATGTAAGAAGTTATAGGTGGATTCTTAGCCTGTGACTTTACTGCTGCTCTCTCTGTTAGATCACTCCAACAATCAAACCTATAAGAGCAAAACTTGCAACTAGGATTAAGTACTTTATTACCTGTCTCCTTTCCTCTAAACTTTTCTGGTATTGGTTGAAAACACTTTTCAAATTTATTCTCCTCTACTGTTTTTACTGTATCATTAATTTTCTTAACCTCTGTATCAAGATCAAGACCTGTAGCTGGTACATACTTAAACGCACCGTTAGCTTTATTAACTACCCACCAACCGCCTACTTTTTTACCAGCGGCTTTAGCGTAGCCAGCTAACTGTCCTATGTACCCAAATCCATCTCCACTGGCAAGAGTATCATAGGATTCAAATTTGTTTCTATATGACCAGTCTGAAGCTGATTTAATATCATCGACAGCATCGTTAATGACAATATCATATGAGCCATTAACAGTAGTGTTCCCACAATCAAGGCTAACCTTTTCACTATCTTCATATTTAATCCCCGCCTCTTTAAGCACTCCCTTGAAGACAGCTTCAACGATGTCTCCAAGCATCATGTTCATCATAAATGTATTTGGGAAAGGTAATGCTGCCTCTGGTTTATTCTTTTCATACCAGAGTTGGCAAGTGGGACGACCTACATTGGACATTCGTATTCTAAAATCGCCCCTCTTTTTACCACTACCAAACTGTCTGCGCATTGCATCAGCAACATCATTAGCTACTTGCTGAATGGTATCTTCGGAGATAGTGCTGTCACCTTTGACAGCATTCTCCATGTACTGATGTAACGCTAGTTCAGCAGGATGGTTCATTAAGCTGCATCCTCATCATCTAACTCAATGTCCACCAGACCATCAACTACATCAATGTCATCTTCTTCCATACGTGAGTTAGCTTTCTCTGCCCACTGGTTGATGATGTAACTATTGTAGTTGTCAATCCACGCCATGAAGTCACCAAACAAAACCTGATCTTCTTCTGTCAGATCAATAGTATTGGATACATCAAGTGATGCCACAGGCACGTAGTACGATGCGCCAGTTGGTATCTTGCGTTCTGCTGTATTAGCAGTAATGATGTGTTGAGGTGGCAACCTCTGCATCTTAGCCAGTGAAGCAAAGCTGTTTCCAATCTCCTTGAAAGCATCACGGTTATCAATCTCCCAAATAAATGGAGTAGGCTCCACATCCACTTTCTCTCCTTTATCATCTGTAGGATTAACCAACTCAACAACGCCCTGTACAACACGTACACGTTTGATCTGCTTAATCAACTCCTGCATCTTCTCAGGCAAAGCCTTGAAGTCTTTGATGTAACCTGCAGGTTTACCGCAATTAAAGCCACCATCATTATCCTTCAGATCAGATTCCATCTTACTGTCATCTGTCATCAAACTCTTGATGAAACGATTAGGAGACTTAGCATCACCCATAACATAACGCTTATACATGAAGCGTTGTAGGAATGGACGCATCTTTATACCAGAGGCATAGTAAGTCGGGCCATCTGGAATCTCTAGCTTGTATGCTCCACCTTCAATTACTTCTACATTAACATTCTTACCGTTAACTTCAGCAGTACCCATGATAGGTGAGTGATGAATGCGTAATCTAGCTAACTGACTAGATTTAGATGATCCTGTAGTCTCATTTGAAGTACCCATAGCCTTTGCCATAGCTGCATAATTATTTGTGTCTATTGTCATTAATTGTGTCATACATTTCTCCTTTGTTTTCTGCGAATGAGCCATAGTTATATCACGCCACGTCTTTAGTGTCAAGCCAATTCGGACCTATTTTTGCTTCTAAAAGTAGCGGAACATTAAAATTTATTGCCCATCTCGTATTGATTATATTAATTAGTTCCTCGTTAGTGTCTTCTATTATACTGATTACCTCAGTTTCTTCGTCAGGATGCACGTCAATTACAATACTGTCGTGAACTGTATTTACTATGCAAGAATTTTTACCTCGCAAAAGGTATTCTATATGCAATAAACACAGTGGTACAATATCTCCTGTAGCAAATCCCTGTACGGGGTAGTTCTTTATCTGTGTAAAATGAGACACTCTACCACTAGCCCGTCTTTCAACATCAGGAAAAGAATACTCACGTCCTGATGGTGCAACTATTTTAGATGTAGTCAAAGCCTCTTTAGCCAGTCGGGAGTGCCAAGCTGCGACCCCTTTGTATTTTTCGTTGAAGTGTTCGTAGTAGGCAGCTTCGGCTTTTGTTCTTCCGAATCCTGTTGCCCCGTAAAGGGGCGCAAATGTGTGTGCTTTTGCATCCTGTCTATTCGTAGGCTGACCAGCTTCACTAATAACTTTAGCGGTGTATGCGTGTACATCAAATCCAGTAGAAACTTCTTCAATTGCAACTCCATCTTGTGATAAATAAGCAGCAGCACGAAACTCTAGCTGCGCAAAGTCAGCTTCAAGTATCTTGCCACCTTCAAATCGGGACACAAATACTTTCTTAACAGGAAACGTGCCGCCACGTGGCATATTCTGCATATTAGGATTAGCACCCGACAGCCTACCTGTAGCTGTACGATGCTGTAGTAAACTAACGTGTAGTCTACCATCTTCTTTAGTGTGCGTCTTTATGCCATCAACAAATGATGACAGGTACGTATCAATAGCTGATAACCTTCTTACCTTAGACAAGAAGTCTACTGCATCATCCATGCCTTTAGACTTAGCACCTGCCTCAAGTAACTCAAGGTTGCCCTTGCTGGTAGTAAAGCCATTAGCACTAGCCCACTTAGATGTAGGTGGCTTGAACTTAAATCCAGCCTGAACATCAGTAGGATTAAACAAGAAGCCAGCAGTATCACAAGTAGGACACTTGCTAGGCTTTGCAAATGGATCGCCATTCTTTTTAGTCTTACGTATATATCCACTGCCGTTGCACGTGGAACACTGTACTGCATTAGTCCTGTACAATCTTTGTGTACGTGTGGCAACCATCTGTCTAAATTCATCATCTGGCATATAAGGATCAACCATAGATGCCCAATCACTTTTATCAAGAACCTTGCGACCATATATAACCCACGACAATTGCTCTGGACTGTTAAGATTGATAGGAGTGTCACCCATAACCTTACGTACATGAGACTGTAAGTCGGTGGTAAGCTGTAGTTTTTCGACCTCAAACTCATCACGAACTTCATCTAACTTAGATAAGTCAACAGCAAATCCTGTCTGATATATTTTAGTCAGGCACTTAGCAACTCTGTTTGTAAGTCTGACAGTAGACAACAGGCCGGAATCTTCTGGTGTATTAAGACGATACCACAACTTATCTGCAAGCTGTTGTGTTGCGTGAAGGTCAGCGGATAGATACTCAGTCAACTCATCTAGTGGAATATCACGTGTGCTGTATCCCTTCTTAAAGTATTCTTTCAATGTATCCTGCTTTTTAGTATCCAACTCGTATCGTTCTGCACAAGCCTGTAAAGATAGCGGCTCTTTAACACCACGCTGCAATACATATTCAGCAAGCATAGTATCAAACACAGGCCCGTCATACTTGAAACCTGACTCCCATAGCCATAGCAAATCATATGCTGCGTTGTGGCATATTAATACAGTAGCATTATCTAAAAACCATTGCACACGATCACTATAGTCACGCCCACTAATATGCTCTTCATGGTCAAATGGGAAGTGCTGCTCCACACCTTGATCTGTAAGTACACCAACCATAGTCAATGAGTTAGTAGGCTCAAATGGGTCTAGGTGCATCTTACCGTCACGATGTGTGACTGTATTCTCTACGTCTAATGTTAGCTTCATGCTGTATACCTCGCTGTCTGATATTCCAATTGACAGTGTACACTACCATGCCAGCCCGTCAACTTATTTTTTACTACGTTGAGGTGACGTTCAATATCTTCTTCATCCTGTCCTTGTACTGGTGGGTTCTTAGCTATCAATATCATCAAGTCAGCTTCAGCAGCCTTACCTGTACGTGAACCTTCCATCATGGACTGATTAAGTATAACCTTACCTTCTGCTTCTGCAGATAGCTGAGACATATAGAACATTGCACATTCATACTGCTTGGCAATCATACGAGCATGAACTGCATTAGCTTTTAGTGCTTCATCTAGTCTTGCAAATCCACCTGTCTTAGCAAACTTATCACCCATATCCAATAGAACTATGTCTGGCTTGTATGCCTTGCATACACTCTCAACCCAATTCATGTCACGTCCTGTAGCATCCTTGATCTTGATACGTTCCTTCACTGGTGCATACAAGTCACGTGCCTTACTTGGGTTAGCCTTTACCTCTTGCATAGTCATGCCTGTAGCTGCAGTCAAATATCTTGCACCCACACGATG